CATATGTAAAAATAGGAATGTTTGTGAAACTTATTCAAAACCATGAAACATTTCATAAAAAATTAGAAAAATTTCTTAAACAAGAACAACCTGATTACAATGTAGAATCAACTAAAGAGGCGTCTGAGTTTACGGTATATAATAGAGCTTGGGGTTATATAAAAAACATAAGTATTAATGACAAAGAAGATTTAAATGCAATTATTAGTTTTGAAACTAAAGTATTATTAAAGATATTAAACAAATCCATTAAGTTTTTTGAGAGACTTGAAGAATATGAAAAATGTGCACATCTTTATAAAATACAAAATATAGTAAAAGAAATCTAAAATAATTAGGATATTAAAAAAAATCTTCATAGATTCTAACCATAGGAATGGGAAGTAAGAAGATGATGAAAATAAAGGCGAAAAAAGGGGTAAACGTTACCCATGTTAAATATATAATATAAGTTATGAGAAACAGAGAATTAATTTACCGAAGATTAGAAGCATTAGATCACACATTAATAAACCTTCAAAGAATTGTAAATACCCAAGAACCAATTGAATCCTATAGAATTAATATAACTAAGGCTCAAGGTATAGCGGAAGATATTAAAACTATGATTGAAAGAGAACCTCGTTCACATGAAGAACATAATAGTTCAATTAGATAAAATACAATTTAAAAATAAAAGTTATGACATTATCAGCAGAACAAATCCAAGCAAATTGGATCGAATTTAACACTAACATTGAAACCTATATTACTGGAGATCGTAAACAACGTTTACTTGATTTCTATAGTAAATTTGAAGATCGCATTATATTAATGCCCGCAGCCAATAATAAAAAATACCATTCAGCATTTCCAGGGGGTTATGTAGACCATGTTAATCGCGTGGTTAAAGGAGCATTGGCAATGTCCGACGTTTGGGCATCGTTTGGTTGTGATATGACGACATTTACCCAAGAAGAATTGGTATTTTCGGCGATTAACCATGACCTAGGTAAAATGGGTTCTGATACTGAAGATGCATATATTCCTCAGACAGATAATTGGAGACGTGATAAATTAGGTGAAGATTATATGTTTAATACTTCATTACCCTTTGCATCTGTTCCAGATCGTGGTTTATTTCTACTCCAGCAACATGGTGTTAAATATACCTTCAACGAAATGATTGCTATTCAGACACATGATGGTTTATATGACGCAGCAAATGAAAAATATTTAAAATCATTTATGCCAGAAACCAAACCCCGCACATCTCTTCTATTCATCTTACACCAAGCAGACATGATGGCGGCGCGTATTGAATTTGAAATTGAATGGTTACCAAGGTTCTCTAAGAATAGCGTGGCATCGCCAAAGAAGAATTATACATTAAATGGCAATATAAAATCCTCCAAATCTAAGGCATTAAATAGTGTTGCAAGTAAGGGGTTAAAAAATATGTTAGATAGTTTATGATGTTAACTTTTATAATTATACTAGGGATTTTGGTCGTTATCTTAGGATATACGACCTTTAACCTTTTACGTAAAGGGGAAAAAGCAGAGGATATTATTGTTTCACAACAAAATTTTATTAATATGGTGGATGAACACGTTACTTTTTCAGAAAAAAGGTTAGAACAGATTGATAAAAAAGGAACATTCAAAAGCGATGATGAAATCGGTTGGTTTTTTAATGAAATAAAGGTTTTACAAAAAGGTTTATCTCAATTTAAAATTAATTCCTAATTAATGGTCAAAAAAAGAAAAAAAAAGAGTAAAAATTATTTTACCCAAGAAACAGAAGATTATATAGTAAAATATAATAGTTTAGACTCTATTGAAGATTCAGAAAAAAGAAGCAGAATATATGAAACCCATGTCCACTATGCCTTTTTTAAACTTACCCAAAATATAATTCACACATTTAAATTTTACCATACAGATGTACAGAATTTAGAACATCTACAACATGAAATAATTACATTTCTTTTATCTAAAATACATTTATTTGACCCTACAAGAGGAGCAAAAGCATATTCTTATTTTGGTACTATTGTTAAGCGTTGGTTAATATTATATAATACTAAAAATTATAAAAAGAAAATTAATAAAGTCGGAGTCGAAGTATTAACTGGGGAAAATTCAACCCATACTTATTATCAAGGAGAGGAAAAAATCAAAAGTGATTTAGATAACTATGTAGACATTTTTGTAGATCATGTATCCGAAAATATATATGAACTTTTCCCTAAAAAAAATGACGCTCAAATAGCAGATGCTATTTTAGAATTATTCCGTAAAAGAGAGGATTTAGAGGTTTTCAATAAAAAAGCACTTTACATATACATTCGTGAGATGGTTGATGCTAAAACACCTAAAATTACTAAAATAGCTGATAAACTTCATGACATATTCAAGGAACAATATATATTTTATTTAGAAAACGGTTACGCTAGATTCTAAATCCTTCTTATATCCATATTTATAACAAAACCACATTATGGGATCATTAGATAGTGTTGTATTTGGGAAGAAAAAATTCTCTAACATCTTAGAAGAGATATACAACAATCAAAAGAAAAAAGAAAAACAAATATCGGGTTTAATATCTGAGCTTAAACCCCTTATCAATGATATTGGTGATGCTACTTTAATTGTACCACTTATCAAGGAATATATGGATATTGGCGTACGTAACGATGAACAATTAATTAAAATGGCTACTATAGTACAGCGTGCACTTAATAATAGTTCTAGCGAAGATACACTGGGTATAACGGAAGAGGAAAAAATACAATTAATGGAAGAATTAGATAAATTAAATAACAACTTCGAAGATAAAAAAAATGGCGCATAAATATGGATTTGCCTCTGTTAACTCTCAATTAAATTCTGGAAGAGACACCCAAACAGAAACCCAAAAACAAATAGATACATTAGCTTCTAATGTAATATCAGTAAGAGTTACAGATATTATATTAGATGATCAACATCCTAATTTTGATAATTATGGGCAATGGTCTGGGGTTGGTACTATATTTTTTGAAAAGGTAGAAGGTTCTCCTAACTTATCCTCTAAAACCCCTACAATAGCCTCTCCACTACTTCCTTATTTAAAAAATTATCCCTTAGTTAATGAGTTAGTTTTATTATTTTTTTTACCTAATAATAATATTAATTTAAATAGTAATACTAAAAAATATTTTTATTTAAACCCTATATCAATTTGGAATAATCCCCATTTAAATGCATATCCAAACTTACAATCTACCTCTCAAACCCAACCTTCACAACAAAAAAGCTACCAAGCAATAGAACAGGGGCAAACAAGAAAATCTTCTAGTGAAACTGTAAATTACAACTATAACTCACCCTTAGTTGGAGGTACTTTTATTGAAAGATCAAACATCCACCCTTTATTAGCATTTGCTGGAGACATAATTACAGAAGGTAGATGGGGTAATAGTATTAGATTTGGAAGTACAGCAAAAACAGATAGTATTTTATACGGTAATAATTGGTCTAATATAGGTGAAGATGGTAATCCTATTACAATAATAAGAAACGGACAACCAACAGATGCTAATGAAGAAGGGTATTTACCTATTATCGAAGATATAAACAAAGACTTATCCTCAATATATTTAACATCTAATCAAACTATACCTTTAAAAACTACTATTACAAATAACCCCACAATTTCAAATAACCAACCAGAATCAATTGGGTCATATGAGGGTAGTCAAGTAATGATTAATTCGGATAGACTAGTTTTTAATACTAAGGCAGACAGTATTATATTAAACTCTCAAAGTACTATTTCATTAACTTCTATTAATACCGTGGGAGTATATTCCCAAGAAGGGGATATTGTTTTACAATCTGCTAAAAATAATATTAGGTTAGGGGATACTAAAGCTAGTCAATCTTTAATACTAGGGGATACATTTTTAGATGATTTTGAAATCTTATTAAATAAATTTCAAGCACTATGTCAAACTCTTTCTATTGAACCTCAACTATATTTAAGTAGTGGAACAGCATCATCAACCAAAACTCAGATTTCTTCTATGTTAAACAATATTAAAAATTATAAAT